CGTGCAGTTCATCGTGCCGTTACAGAATAATGGCGCTGCGCCCTCGATTGCATTTGGCGATGGGGACTCAGGCTTTTACGAGTCTACCGATGATAACATTGTCCTTAGCTCATTATCACAAAATTGTCTTCAGTTTAGTGGAGCAGGCGCAGTTCCGCGATTAGGATTTTTCTCAACTGCGGCTGTTGCGCAACCGACAGGAGTTGCGGTCACGGCAGCGGGGATTCACGCAGCATTGGTCACATTAGGATTGATCACAGCATAAGGAAACAAACATGAGTACGTTCTTAGGACAAAGAAAAGATGATGCTGGCGTCGTTCAGTATTTTATAACCGAGGATGGGGAAGCACTTACCCGTGATCTGAATGATCCGTCAACCGATACGCTTTATTGGTTGATCAAGGAAACTGGCGGCAGTAATGTCACGCTCAACAAGGCGACGTTGAAAGTTGGCGTTCGTGCGGCAGGTGATGATTTAGAAGTTGCGGAAACGGAGGCCGAAGGTGCCGTAGTCGCAAACGCTCAAGTAGTAGTATAATCGAGAACCCATAATAAGGAGAATACGATGATTGGTGAAGCAGACTATGGTATGACAGAGGCAGCGTTCAAAGCTGACGAAGGCAACGCTCGCTATCTGGGAGACGCGAAGTTGTATGTGGTCTTTTTCCTCCATCCCCGTGAGGATAAGGCGAAGACTGCTGAAATGGGACGCCCCATGTATAAGGACGAAGAGTACGTCCGGATCATGGTGCCTGGGGATAAGGACAATGTCATTATCCGACCAGCCCGCGACCTTGACAAGCAGAGATTCGTAAAGCAGTACACGGCGTTCAAAGCAGGCGAGGGTGAGATTACTGAAGGCACCCCGCTGAAGGCATGGCCCATGATGACTCGTGGGGAAGTCGAAGAGATGAAGTACTTCGGCGTGTTTACCGTGGAGCAGTTGGCTGACTTAGCTGACGTCCACGTTGGCAAGTTCATGGCTCTGGGTAAGAAGAAAGAGCAGGCGAAGGCATTCCTCCAGGCTGCGAAGGATACTGCTCCCCTTACTCAGTTGAACGCAGCCGTTGAGCAAAAGGATGCGGAAATTGCCGCACTGATGCAGGCGGTTGAGGATCTGAAGGGGAAGGTTACGGATCTGGAGAAGGTTGGCAAGAAGGAAAAGAAGGCGGCGTAAATGTCAGTTTCACGATATATCACAGCCTCGGCTATCGTTAACCGAGCAGCTATAGAGGTTGGGCTCAACCCGAGCTCTGATGTATTCGCTGATACGAACCCTAGCTTTGTCCAGCTACGCAATCTTCTTACTACCTGTGGTCAGGATCTTGTAGAAACTTATCCGTGGGAAATACTACGACGAGAGCACCAAATAATCACCAGTGTCCCCCCAGACACAGGCGTGTACGATCTTCCGGATGATTTTGGCTACATGATCCCCCAGACGGGGTGGGAGAGGTCTGAAAATGTTCCGCTTGGAGGACCTCTCTCTCCTCAACAATGGTCTTACCTTATTGGTCGGGACTTGGTTAGCTTTACGATCTATGCCAGCTTCCGGATCATGGAGAATAAGTTCCAAATTTTCCCCCAGCCTCCCCCGGATGGCCTAGACATTAACTTTGAGTATATCTCAAGGGAATGGGTCCAGGCTACAGGTGGGGGAGACTTTGGGGATACCGTCACGGCTAATGCAGACGTTGTGTTCTTTAAGCCTATTATGATTGTCCAGTACCTCCGGTATAAGTTCCTTGAAGCTAAGGGATTTGACTCGTCTGCTGCGTTGGGAGCTTTTGAAAAAGCTGCTCTTCAGGCTGCTGGTGGTAACAAGAGCGCCCCCATTATCAACGCGGGGGCTCGTGCTGCTGGCATCCATTACTTAGACTTCAGGAATATACCGAACACGAATTACGGCGGACCGTAATGCCACTGAGGGCTACACGACAACGGACTCATCCGGCCACCATTCCGGCTCCTACAAATGGAATTGACTCCATCGCTAACCTGTATGGGATGGACCCTCGTAGTTCTATTGCCACTAAGAATATTGACGCTGCTAGTACGGGACTAAGAGTACGTCCTGGGTATAACGAGTATGCCAACGGGTTCTTAGGATTAGGGATACAGACTATTCTTCCTTTCAAGGGCAGTGATGACGATGGGGGCCTAGACGCCCTGTTCGCTGCTAACAGTGATGGCCTTTACGACATTAGTGCCAGCACGACTACTCCTGTGAAGCTCATAAACTGGCCTATTAAGACAGCTCAGGCTGGGCGTATGAGCTTTTCCCAGGTGACTAACGATGCCGGGGCTCACTTCCTGCTTGCAGCGGATGAAGTCAATGGGCTATACGTCTATACAGAGTCAACAGGGCTTTGGACAATCCCCACAATCACAGGGCCGACAAACGGGGCTGCCGATATTGCCTTCGTAATGTCTTGGAAGCAACGAGTATGGTACATTGAAAAGAACAGCACATCTTCCTGGTACTCAGATGTTGGCGCATTCTTCGGACCTGTCACAGAATTTAACTTTGGTTCTAGATTCCGTTACGGCGGAAATTTATCGGCTATATACGATTGGACCTTGGATTCCGGAGAAGGCCCGGATGACTATCTTGTTGCGGTGTCGCGCGGAGGAGATGTTATCATCTACTCTGGCACAGATCCGAGCTCAACAGCTACCTTCGGGATCATTGGACTCTGGTTCGTTGGAGAAATGCCGTTTGGCAGACGTATCGGCTCCCTATACGGAGGAGACTTACTCCTCCTATCCACCTATGGGTTGATTTCAGTAACTGCTTTGACCCAAGGGGTAGATCCCTTCAGTATGGAGGCCTCCCTAACCTGGAAAATCCAGAGTGCTGTGCAAGATTTGATGGCGCGTACGAAGGATACCTTTGGGTGGGAGATTAAAATCCACCCTAACCTGTCACGCCTTATTATAGCGACTCCCAAGGAGCTAAGTCAGCCAAATGTACAGTTCGTGTACGAGCTTAACCTCAAGGCATGGTCTACTTGGGCTGATATGCCGATACTTACGAGCGAAATACACAAGGGGAAGTCGTATTTTGGGGCTTCCACTGTTGACGTATGGCTAATCGAGGGTACTCAGGACAACGTCACACTGGCTGCGCCGGTTCCCCAGCAGATTGATTGGGAACTCCTTACCAGTTTTCAGGATTTGGGGTCCCCAGAGATATTCAAGAGGATACAGTTCATTAGACCCATATTCCTATCTTCCTCAACCCCCTCGTACGATGTTGTAGCGAAGTACGACTACGACCTGTCGGACATACCCTCCCCTATAAACGCCAGTGCGGGAGCAGTCGGTGTGTGGGACACAGGTCTTTGGGATGTTGCTCTATGGGGCGGTGGCCTATTCCCCTTTCAGCCCACGATAGGGGGAAGTGGCCTTGGAAAGACAGTGGCTATTCGTTTGCGAGGGAGGTCACTAGCAGACACTACGTTGATCGCTATAGGCCTCCAATGGGACGACGGCGGTATGCTGGGTGAGGTAGCATGATCAGTATCTTGCCAATGACCCGCCAGGAAGAATGGGAGTGGATAAAGGAACGCGCCCAGGTTACGTGGACAGAGGGCACGAAGGGAATGGTCTGCTATAAGGACGGTGAAATTGTGGGTATGGTCATAATGGATGGCTGGACTCACAATAGTTGTCGTACACATATCGCTGTTGACGATATGCTTATCTTCAAGCATGGCTGGTTTGAGGAGGTCGCTAATTATATCTTTAACGAGTGTGATAAGGGTCTAATTATCGGCGTCACTCCAGCTAATATGGAAAATGTTCTGAGGTTTAACCGTCATATAGGTTTTGTAGAGACCTATAGGATCAAGGATGGGCAAGAAGTAGGTATTGACCTTGTGATTCAAGAAAAGCGCAAGGAAAACTGCAAATACTTAAGGAAGTCTAATGGGCAAATCAGCGCCAGAACCGCCTGACTATAGGGGCGCAGCCGAAGAAACTGCTGCCAGTGATTGGAGGATGCTCCAAGAGCAGACTCGTGCCAATCGTCCTACGCAGAACACCCCCTGGGGAACTATGAGTTGGGAGCAGGGCGAGTCAACTATGCGGCAGAACCCCATCACAGGGGAGATGGAAGAGATATCAGGAGATTGGACTCAGAATGTCCAACTGAATCCTCAACAGCAGAGGGCTCTTCAAGATCAGCTAGGGCTGCAATCTCAACGTAGTAGCCTCGCCGCTGGCATGATGGGGAGAGCAGAGGGAGAATTTGGTGAGGCAATGGATTGGTCCCAGTTCCAAGAACTGGCAGGCCCGGTGCAAGGAGGCTCAGGCTACAATGAGAGGGCTGGGGAGGCGCTCTATGGCCGAGCTACGTCACGGCTGGATCCACGGTTCGCTCAAAAGCGTGAGGCGCAAGAGTCACAACTTCGTAATCAGGGGTTGCGGCCAGGAGATGAGGCTTACGATACAGCGATGGCGAACTTGGGCCGTCAAGAGACAGATGCCTATCAGCAGGCTGGGTTCGGTGCGGATATCGGAGCCGGCGCAGAAGCAGGTCGTATGCAGCAACAAGACCTCGCGGCTGGCGGGTATCAAAACCAGCTCAGGCAGCAAGAGATTGCTGAATCAATGCAGCAGCGAGGATTTAGCCTCAACGAGATAAATGCTATACTTCACGGTCAGCAGGTCGGTATGCCTTCAATGCCTGGGTTCAATCAAGCAGGCAGGGCCGGAGGGGTTGATTACTCTGGTGCGGCTGCTTCTGGCTACGGTGCTGAAATGGATGCTTTCAGCGCTGACCAGGCCATGATGCAGAGTGTTCTTAATGCTGGCGGTAGTGCGATGTCCTTCTCGGACATACGCCTCAAGCGTAACGTCCGGCGCATAGGGTCTTATCACGAGCATAAGGTCTATACTTGGGATTGGATTTGGGGCGGAAAAGGATCTGGGGTAATGGCCCATGAGATGCCTCCAGAGTACGTCGCCGTACACGAAAGTGGCTACCTGATGGTAGACTACGGGAGGATATAATGGCCCTCTGGGACCAAAATCTAAACAAGGACCCTAGTCAGGATCCTAACTGGCTTCAGCGGTACTTTGCTGATATGATGCGGGCGAACCAACAGGGAAAACGAGGGACCGGCCCTGTAGGGGGAGGATCTGGAGTGGGAGACCCCATGCTGGAAGAGGCTATATCTGGTGCAGTCCAAGAGGCTTCCCCTCCTATGGAGGAAGTCGTTGCTTATGGGCAACAGCAGACGCCCCCACAGATGCCAGGAGCTCCACAGGCTACCCCTCCTAATATGCCTGCCCCACAGGGACTTCCAGGGGCGATGGCTCAAGGTGGACCTCCCGGTGGAGCAGGAGCAGGCGCAGGGGCCGGGGGAGCTATGGCTCCTACAGCGGGTCCGGCTGTCGCTGCTAAGGCCGGTGCTGGACCTCCCCCCTCTATATACGAGGGTATGAGTGAGGAGCAGCTAAGTCAGATGGCTGGCATGGGCGACCTTGACCGCCAGCTTTCCCGGGCTGAGTCTATGCGTGACCAGGAGAGGTTGAGGGGGCGGCACATCAACCAGGGCCGAACCTTTGTGGCTG